GATTTTGACTTTGAAGGGTCAAACATGTCGATTCTTATCGACACTTTAGCATATAATTCTTATATTACTGCTTACAATAGCAACATGGTTGCTAATGAAGTATTCATTGATAGTGCGACTTTAAGAGAAAACGTAGCCGCACTTGCAAGAAATGTTGGTTATATTCCCAGATCTAAAAAATCAGCAAAAGCAACTGTAAGTTTCTTTGTTGACACCTCTACATTTAGCGTAACGCCTCTTACACTAACTTTGAAGGCAGGCATAGTCGCAGTCTCCGATACTTTTGGTGGAGAAAATTATAGTTTTGCAATTATGAATGATATCACCGTTCCGGTGGTTGATGATATTGCAGAATTTGACGGTATTGACATTTACGAAGGTTCATATCTTACAAATACATTTACATATAGAGAAACTGGTGGAGATGTTTCGACAGAACGGTTCATTTTACCAAATGATGGTATTGATACGTCAACTATCAAAGTATCAGTATCGCCAAACTCGTCTTCAACCAATTTGAAGACTGTTTATAAGTTAACTGACAACATTATTAACGTAACCAACAAATCCCTTATCTTTTTACTTCAAGAAGTTGCTGATGAGAAGTATGAAGTCATTTTTGGTGACGGAAAGTTTGGCAAAAAACTCGAAGACGGCAATTTTGTTACTGTTAACTATATCACAACAAATGGAAAGGATGCAAACGGCACAAACTCCTTTACATTCACTGGAACTATTCAAACAAACGCTGGTGTAACGATTACAGACGGTATTTCAGAACTTGCCGTCAATGCAAAGGCTGAAAATGGCGATGATATTGAATCTGTATCGTCAATTCGTAAATATGCACCCTTAACATATTCTGCTCAGAATCGTGCGGTCACAGCAGAGGACTATAAGGCAATTGTAAGCAATATTTACTCAAACACAGAGTCAGTTTCTGTTTATGGTGGTGAAGATCTAGATCCACCTCAATTTGGAAGAGTCTTCATCAGTATCAAACCAAAGAGAGGCAATTATTTGTCTCAGATTCAAAAAATCGAACTTGTTAACAAATTAAAGAGATATACCGTAGCTGGAATTCTTCCAAATATTATCGATCTCAAATATCTGTTTGTAGAACTTGATGTTAGTGCTTATTACAACTCAAATTCAACAAATTCAGTAGATGGACTGAAGACTTCGATTACTTCGACACTCTCAACATATGCTAGATCAAACGAACTCAACACGTTTGGTGCTAGGTTCAAATATAGTAAGTCATTGCGTTTAGTTGACCAAGCCAGTGCATCAGTGACCTCTAACATTACCAGAGTGGCAATGAGAAGGGACATGAGACCCGCAATTAATGAATTGGCAACTTATGAACTTTGTTTTGGTAATGCCATTAATGTAAATTCCTTGAATGGATATAATATCAAGACTTCTGGTTTTACTGTCAATGGAGTTGCTGGAACAGTTTACATGTCTGACATTCCAAATGCAGATAGATCGACAGGAAGATTAATTTTGTTCAAGTTGATTGCGTCGAATCAAGTTGCAATCGTTAGAAACAATATTGGTGAGATTGACTACAAAAAAGGTGAAATTAATATCTCTACCATCACAATTACGTCTACAATCGTTTCTGGAGACCAAGAGGTCATCCAGGTAAGTTGCACTCCTAAGTCATATGACGTTATCGGATTACAGGATCTTTATTTGCAACTAGATATTAATAACAGTTTAGTTACGATGGTATCAGACACGATTTCATCGGGTGAAGATGTATCTGGATCCAGTTACATTGTGAGTTCTAGCTTCCCTAATGGACGATCTGATCGTTCTTCACCATTGGTAAGGGGAACGCCTTCATATTCATCTGTAACTCAGACTGAATCTGAAAGTGTAGTGGAAGTTGACACTTCATACGCAACAACGTATACAACTTCAACATCATTCTCATCAACACAAGTTTCATCTAATTCAACCTCAGGCGGATATTCATACTAATGATCGAGACAAGAGCAAAAACTCACTCTGTAGTCACTTACCAGATTCCAGAGTTTATTAGAGATGAATCTCCTCTGTTTGGAGAATTTTTAGAGCAGTATTATAAGTCTCAAGAATATCAAGGTGGACCCATTGATATTGCCGAGAATATTGATCAATATTTAAAGAACGACTCTTTTAGAGAACAGTATCTCGTCAGCACCACTGAACTTGACGGAAAGATTACGGCGTTTGATAAAACAATCTCAGTTGATTCTACAGTTGGATTCCCAGATCGATATGGATATCTGAAAATTGAAGATGAAATTATATCTTACACCAGTAAAAGCAATAGACAGTTTTTTGGTTGTGTTCGTGCTTTTAGTGCTATCACTTCACTGTTTTCTTCTGAAGAAGATGACAAACTTGTTTTTACTGAAACTTTAGCGGCTGATCATGCCGATGGAGAAACTGTCACTAATTTAAGTAATCTTTTCTTAGCAGAGTTTTTCAAAAAGTACAAAAACCTCTACACTCCTGGACTCGAAGATAGAAGTTTTGTATCTGGATTAAATGTTGCTCTTTTTGCAAAACAAGCAAAAGATCTCTACAAAACTAAAGGAACCGACGACTCCTTTGAGATTTTATTCAGGGCTCTGTATGGAACACAGGCAAAAATCCTTAAACCCTTTGAGAACACTATCAAACCATCTGATGCTGATTATCGCGTCACTGAGGACCTTGTGGCTGTCGCTCTGGTGGGAGATCCTCTGGACCTTAGGGGTAAGACTCTTTATCAGGATAGAATCGAAGGCGTTATTCCTGAGGCATATGGTTCTATTGAAAACGTAACCATTTTCACAAGAGATGGGAATGATTACTACAGAATTAGTATTGACGCTGGATACAATAAAGACGCAAACTTAAGAGGTTCGATTTATGGTAAGTTTAGTGTTACACCATCCACAAGAACTGTAACAGAAGAGGTCGCAAGCAATAATACAATTTACGTTGATTCCACAGTTGGTTTTCCAACTTCAGGAACACTTGTTATCACCACAGATGGAAGTGATTATGAAGTAACATATGATGGAATTACTTCAAATCAATTTTTAAAACTTTCTGGTAACACTGCTGATACTCTTAAAAATTCTGTCGTAAGGTTAAAATCCAGTGTTTATGGTTATGACGATGACGACGATAAAGTCATGGTCAGAATTACAGGTGTTGTTTCTAACTTCTTAATTCCTAACGGAACTAAACAAATTGTAACTGGTGACAATATTGATGTTAGAAATCTTGGTATTTTTAAAGATACCGACAAAAGATTCACAGAGTGGCTTTATAACGTAACCAATAGATTTTCTGTCGATAAGGTAGAAGATATTGGAAACAATAATACAAGAATAACAGCACCAGAACTTCACCTTCTTAACGTTGGTGATAGTGTAACTCTAATTGATCAAACAACTAGCACAGAAGTGACTGGCACAGTTACTGGTGTTCCTGGAGAAAAAATTGCAATTATCAGAGGTCTTTCCGGTATTTCCACCTCTGAGACTTACAAAGCTCGTAGAGAACTTTTAAAGGCAGATATCAAGTCCTCTGTAAAACAACCGGAGTACAGGTATTCAACTAACGTCACTAATACTTACAATTTGAATGTAGTTGGAATTGTAAGTGGCGTCCCTTATTCCGGACCTTATCATACACACAATGGTAGAAAAATGGTGGGTGCCAGACACATGTCTGCTCCTCACGATTTTATTGAAGGGTCTGAAGAAAACTATACCTATGTTTCATCTCCTAGTATTCCCTATTACTATGATAATCCTCTTAATGCTGATTTAAGAGGCGTTGAACTTAAGTTTGCTTCTACTTTCTCAGGTGAATCTATTTCATCAACATCAGATCATAATTTTAAAACTGGTGATGAGGTTTACTATGTTCCAGGAACTGTAACCTATAATGATGGTAATGTATCTACTGCTGTAACCACCACACCCCTGTCTCCCCTCAGTGAAGGTGTTTACTATGCATCTGTTGTTAGTGACAAAGAATTTAAACTTGCCTATAGTAGATCAAATATTGCAGAGGGTAAATTTATTACACTCGTTGGAAACAGTGCTGGAATCACAACTCATATTTTTGCCAGTAGGTTAAGAAACAAAGCCGTAGATTCTCAAAGACTTTTGAGAAGAATTAAGAACCCAGTATTTGATACAAAAAATACTAGTAACTATGTTACAAATTCTGGAGATAAACTTGGTATTTTTGTCAACGGAGTAGAACTTTCAAACTATAAATCAAGAGATAATATCAATTATGGTGAATTAAGTTCAATTGAAGTTCTTGATGGTGGCAACGGATATGATGTTATCAATCCCCCAGAACTTCTCATTTCCGACAAAGCAGGAATTGCAGCTACAGGGCATGTCAACGTCTCCGGTAGTGTGGTTAGAATTGATGTAAGTTATAACGGATTTGACTACATTGACACACCTCAGATTGAAATTTCTGGAGGCAATCCAAAAGTAGCAGCAAAAGCAGTTGCTAAAATGAGACAGGCAACTCATGCTCCTAGTCTTGACGTAGAGATTGGAATCAATACTTCCACAAATACAATTGGTTTCACAACATATCACTTATTCAAAGCCGGCGAAAGAGTCTTTTATCGCCAAAACAATGGAGTGTCTGTTGGAACTGGCGACACTGTTCTTGGTGATGGATCAATTTACTTTACCAACCCAGTAGGTCTGACATCAATTAGACTTTATACAACATATCAAGATGCTATTTCTGGTATCAATACTGTTGGTTTAACGTCAACAGGTTCTGGTATACAAAAATTTGAATCTGTTGCTAAAAAGAATATAATTGATAGAGTCTTCATTGAGGAACCTGGTGAGGGTTATGAGTTCAAAAAGAAAATAACAGAACCGACTGGTATTAATACATCATCCCACACAATTAATATTAAAAATCATGGTTATTTGGATGGAGAAATTGTAACCTATTCAACCACCGGAACTGTCGTTGCAGGTCTGAGTGAGTCTCTTCAATATCAAGTTTTGAAAGTAGATGATGACTCATTCAGATTAGCTAACGCTGGTGTCGGTGGCACCATTACCTCAAACTATGAAAATGGTGTATACACAAATTTAACATCGATCGGTGTAGGAACTCATAGTTTTAACTATCAACCGATTAGTGTTACCATCGTTGGTGAACTTGGAATTTCATCTTCTCTTGGTGATTATAATGCAACTCTTATTCCTGTGGTTAGAGGATCCATTACGTCTGTTGATCTCTCCAACAATGGCAGTGGTTATGGAAACTCTACCATCGTAAATTACGATAGAAAACCATCTATTGATTTCTTATCTGGATCTGGTGCAGAATTAAGACCCATTATTCGTGATGGTAAAATTGAACAAGTGGTTGTAATTAGAGGTGGTAGTGGTTATAATTCTCCCCCAGACATTGTAAATTCTGGAGTCGGAACTTATGCATCTTTTACTCCCATAATTACAAATGGTGTAATTACCTCTGTAAATGTTGTAAGTAGTGGTGTTGGTTTCGCAACTGATAAGTCTTTCTTAGCTGTAGAAACTGCGATTAATTCTTCAGGTAAGGCAGCCACTGTAGATGGAAAAGTAAAAGCATGGGTAATTAATAACGTTGAAAGATACAGAGATCTCATCAAGATTGATGATGGTTTCATGGAGAATAGTGTTTCTGCAAAATATGGATCACAGTTTACCCATCTCTATGCTCCCAGGAAATTAAGAGAGATTCTTCCCTCTCTTAAACTGAGTGGCAAAAAAGATTATGGTGATTATGATCTAACTTATAATAACGCAGAAGAAATTTCTTCAAACCATTCACCAATTATTGGATGGGCATATGATGGTAATCCCATCTATGGACCGTATGGATTTACTAGGAATGATGGTGGAACGATTCGTAGACTAATTCCAGGATATGAATTAAGAACAGCGAGAACAGAAGGTCCCAGTACGGGAGATTGGCCTCTTGGTTCATTTACCAATGACTATGTTTTCACCAACAAAGGTGATCTTGATGAGCACAATGGTAGATTTTGTAAGACACCTGATTATCCTGATGGTGTATATGCATATTTTGCAACTATTGAAGATAGCAGCACACCGGACTCTGCTTTCGACAAATATTTCAAACCAGTATTTCCTTATGTAATTGGCGATTCATTTAAGTCGCAACCAGATGATTATAATTTTAAACCAACGTCAACCACGGATGATGTCAATCTCAATGAGGGTGGATATTTAAGAAACACCTATCCTTATAAGTTGAACTTTAAAGATGGAACTTATGAGTATGTTCAAAGACCAGATAGATCTATTGACAAGTTTGCATCCGTATCTTTTGCATCACCTGGAAAGATTGACTCTGTTGTAGTTGAATCTGGTGGTTATGATTATAAGATCGGAGATAGAATTCAGTTTAGCAATGTTGGAACTGGTGGTATTAATGCTGCCGCAAAAGTTGATAGAATTAAAGGAAAAGACTTAGTTCAAATTGAATCTTCGATTGAGAAAAAGGAGAACGTAACTTTTGAAGTTCTGACTGACGGTAGGACTGTCAGAGCTAGAACTGAGGAACCGCATAACTTCAAAAATGGAGACTTTGTTGGCGTTTCTGGAATGTCGTCTCAATCTATCTTGAACATTGATGGTGTTTATAATATTGGTGTTCATACATCAACTTTCCGTGTAGCAACTGGGATTGGAAGTACAGCAACTACTGGTATTGTCACTTTTATTCCAATCAATGGAGATGTTGCAACTCTGAGAGATAATGATGTTCTTGGCATATCAACAGAGCAACTTTTAGTTCTGAATGTAGATGAGTTTAACTCAAGAGTAAGAGTTATTAGAGAGTATAATGGTACTGTAGGAAGCGGAAATTCCTATGATGCTTCAACCATCATTGAAGAAAAACCAAGAGCTCTTGATCTGAACGTTGGTTTGAATACCGATAAGGAAATTGTTCTGAACAGAACTGTTTATTTTGATCCAACAGGAAATATTGGTCTTGGAACAACTGCTGGAGTTGGAATTATCAGCACAATTTCTGTAACTACTCCTGGTCTTGGAACAACTGATCTTGCAATTCCCGTTAGATCAATCTATCTTCCCGACCATAAGTTTACGACTGGTCAGTCACTCACCTATTCAAACGGTTCTGGAACCTCTCTCTTAGTTTCAAATGATGGAACAGGGACGGGTATTGGAACTACCTTCAGACTCGCTAACGATTCGACCGTTTATTCAATCAATCTCAGTAAAAATTTAATTGGTCTTTCAACTCTTCCAATTGGTGTTGGCGCTGGTGGAACGTTTGTTGGTGTCGGCACGCATCCATCATTCCTCTTCATCCATGAAGTTGGTGCTGGAGTTACTCATTCATTTACGACTCAGAACACTGAACTGACTGGTATTCTTGAAAAAGTAGTTGTCACAGCTACGGCAACAACTGCTCATGGACTTGGAGTAGGTGATACTGTATTCATTGACATTGAACCAGGAATTACTTCCTCTTATCCTCTGACTTACAATGAGTACAACAGAAGACTGACCGTTGGATTGTCCACGTTTGTACAAGCAGGAGTTAACTCAACTTCTAATACCATTAGTATTACTAATCATAAACTGACTACTGGAGACCCTGTAATTTATGAATCAACTAGTGCCGTCTCTGGACTTACAGATCAGTCAATTTATTATGTAATTAGAGATAACAAAGACACAATCAAGTTGGCATCTAGTCATTATAATGCCACTCTTCAATATCCCGTCCACGTCTCGTTTGCTTCAACTGGCGGTGCAGTGACGCACTCGTTGAGACCAGTCAACCCAATTATCAATCTCACTAGAGGACAGAGACTTGAGTTTGATGTGGCTGATACTTCTTTGTCAGTTGTATCTGGTGGAACAACTTTCTCATCCTTCAGCGTAGAATTCTACACAGATAGAAACTATAGAGATAGATTCCTTACAACTCCTTCCAATAACGCTACTGCATCTTT